TGGATATTCTGATACTGGAAATTCCTCTAAAGATGGACAAAAAGACGCCGATAAAGGAAAAAAAGACTCCGACAGATATAAAAATGACCCTGCATACAAAAAAGCACATGATAAAGCTAGTGATGACAAAGAAGCTTAAGTAATAAATTTAAAATAATTAATAAAATTTAACCAATAATAACATATTGGTTAAATTTTTATTATCTCATTTTTATTTAAATGAATTGTCCCATTATAATTGATCAACAAATGATTGATGAAATTATTATAGAAAACCCTGTGCTTAAACAACTTTTAGATGATAGATATCTTACCATCAAATCTTTTGATAAAGCTTTTAATTTTGATCATGAAAATAAAGATCATTGGTGTAATGAAGTAATGGATAATATAGAATCAGGTATAATATTGAAAGGTTTGGGTCTTGGTTGGGTTAGAAAACACGTGATTGAGAAAATATACGATACCTTGTATACAGAGGAGTGCGATTATACTGGCCTTTGTATATGTATAAATAATCCGGAAAATGAATTATACAGTAAAGATAATAAAGATACATCTGATTATTTTAAGTCCATGAACGGTTATCCAATTGGATTAATCGTAGTGAGAAATATTTTACGCGAAGATATTACTACAAATCACTTTGATGATATTTATTGCGGTGGACGTGTCATGCCGACAGATAAAGTTGCGGTAGGAGAACTTATTGCTGCTAATCCTGATTTTGCTTCATATGGATTAGGCAAAATACTTTTTTCTTCATTGCTTTTATTAACTTTTAAACTAGGAAGAGAAGCCGTTGTAACTGAAATAGCACACGGTTTAAGTAATATTGCTGGAAAAACTTTATATGAATCTTTTGGGTTTAAAGCTTCGCCTGTTGAAATTGGTACGTCAGCTGGTCAAGGCTCAACTTTGGTTTCATTAATAACTTATATCCCAAGAAGAATTCAACAACAATATACTCTCTGGAAAATGACATGGTGTTTTAAAGGGCAAGATGAAACTAAAATGTTAATTGAAAATATTTTAAATAAAGAATTAAGAGAGAAAAGCATGTATCGAAATACAAATATATCAAAATCGTTTCCAAATCCAAAAATAAAAAAATTTATAAGTTATTTGGGAATAGAATTTTGGAAAGCCAGAGTGAAAATGGTGAAAAACACCAGCCATAACCGAGATATGGTCAACAAATCCGAAACCATATTTAGATTTTTAAAGGAACAAAAAAATATAAAAATAAGTGAAGATGAAGACACAAAAAATAACATAATTAGAACAAATAGTCATTGTCCGTGTGTTATTTCTGGTGGTAAACCTAAAATATATAAATCTGTTCGGGGACAATGGTGTTATATTGATAATAAATGCGTTGATTCAGATCCACATTACTGTGAATACGCAAGCGACGCTCCGTATAATTATGTTGTTGATGAAGACATGTGTTGGGATTGGGTGGATAAACAGTCATATAAAAATTATATGAAAAAACATCACAAAAAATAAATATCTTTATGAAAAAACATTTCTACAAAATATAAATTAAATCTATAATAAAACAAATTAATATAACCATTGTGATTTTTGTATTTAATTTATTTGCCGAATTAACAACAAGAATTACCGGACTTGGTGAATTTTTGATGTTTTTTTCTTGAATAATGGATGGGTCTGTTTTATCGAAAGGACTTGTTTTTGTGTCGTTTAATTTAATTGCTGATGATGGACTTGGTGTTTCGTTATTTATAGAAACAACTGGTTGTATTGTGTTATTTATAATAGATTGATTAATAAATTCTGTATTAGAAATAATCGTGTTGGGTATTTCGTAATTAGGGTTCACATCGCATAAATCTTTACCACTACCTACGCATTCATATGCTATAATAAATTCTGGTTCTGTTGCTATTAATCTTCTGGAGCGTTGGTTGCTTTCCCGAGATTGACGGAGTTCTACAACACTTTGTATAAATTCTGTTGTTATGTTCATCTTCATTTCGCAATACACTTTGGTTCCCTGCGAAATATATTGCTGGGGGTGTAAATTACAACAATAATTTGAAGTATATATCGCGGGTACAACCATATTGGGATTAAAAACATCCATACTTGTATGTAAATCGTAATGCATTAATTCGGGATCTTTTATGTATAATGCTATTCTGGAACAAATAGTCGGCTCTACTTTTGGACCTTTGGAATTTGTATCTGTGGGTTTAGTACCATCTGGTATATTTATAACAGGTGTATTTGTTAGAGTTATTCTTTTTGTGGTTCTATCCGTAACGATGGATGTATTTGCTGATATATTTATCCCCATTACAGTGCCGTTTTCATTTGTTAATTTCAAAACTTTAATCTTGCGATACGTGTCATTTATATTGTTGTGTATTATTGAAAAATTTGTATATTTTGGATCTCTGAAGCTCATATGTGAAAAATAAGAACAATCATCGCCAATGTTCGCGTCTATTGCGCTAGAACAAGTTCCCCAATAACCGTGTGAATTATCTCTTCTAGAACATTTGTCGTGGTCATTAAAGCCAGCGCACGCGTTTATTGTTTCGGTTATAGTCATTTTGTTATTTCCACTTGGGCTATTTCCCAAATTATCTTCACCATAACGCACATCAAACCATTTTTTACGTAAAATACGACATTTTCCATCCACTATCTGGAAAGCTACACATGGATTATTTTCACTACTAGATGGTAACCAACGCAATTCAACACATACTTCACAGCACCCTTCCGCGGTATTAATAGAATTATATCTTAGGGACTCTAAACACATTTGTGGGTGCGATCCTTCACATTCAGGTAAACGATTCGGTATCTCAGACCCATCGGGGAGTCTGCCCATGGGTTTAATTGCGTTTTCAGGAGACACGCGTGTAAAATTATACCTAAGAGCGCATATACCAGATGACTGTAAATTTGCGGCATCAGCCGCCCCCGCCGCTGATCTCCAGTAAAAAAAATCTATACCATCGTTGCCACAATGTTCTAATTTATTTAAAGGCCTTCCTCCCGAACTATCTAAATTACCCCGCATCATAAGTTCACGATCAATGCGGCATGCGCCATTATATAAGTCAAATCTGATTGCGGCACCACCGTGTTTAATATCAGTCGCTTCATATTTCATAGATTCAACACAACAATCGACTTCAGATCCCGAAAAATCATTAATTACAATTCTGCCAAAATCTTCCAGTGTGTATGGAGAATTTCGCTCAACACTAGAAAATGTTGACCCCCATCCACAACCAATGTTTCCAGAACCTTTTCTCCAATCAAGAGACGTTGGTTTCCATCCCCCCAGAGGTGGTTTGGAGCCAGAATTACCTCCTGGAACTAGTTTAGTTATTTCGGAACAAGCATCGTATAAAGCCGTTTTATTGCTCAAATTATGATAAGGATTATTTTTTGATATTTCCGTAGGTGATTTCTCGTCGGTTAATTTCCACTGAATACAAATATTCCAATCTTCGCGACAATTATAAGAAGGATAACAAGATGTACCCAATTTTACATTCTGCTTTAAGGTCCCTACTCCCGATGCCTGGTATGTACATACCAAAGTTGAATTAATGTTGGCACCCGCATGGTAAGAATCACACCGCGTCACGCATCCTGGACTTTGAGACGGGTTTAGATAATCTATTTCTTTTTCCAAAGTTAAATTATATGTTTTGCCAAATGAAGACGTTATAAAACATATTAGTAATAATATTTTCATTTTAATAATATTATTAAAATTACTTTTAAGCAATATGAGAACATAGTTTTAAATTATGTAAATATATTTGTAGATTGATATAAATTGAAGTATAATTTTATTTATTTATTTATAATAAAAATATGAAAGCATTTATTAATTTAAGAACACAACCAAATATATGGAAGAATAGAGAAATATCACCCGGTGTATTTGGAAAATTTGCTAATAATTCACACCAAGTACATATTGGCGTGGATTCAGATAATATAGATAATTGGTATAATAATAATAAGGGATGGTATATGAGTTGTTACTATATAAAAAATCCACTACAAATGACTTTAGATGATTTTAAAAAGTTATTAGGAAAAATCGCGGTAAGATTGGGTTTTGATGACGAAGGTAACAAATATTTCGAAGGAAATTGTGGGGAATTAATAAAAAAGATGAAAAAATTTATGGATAGTCTTATTACTGTTTTAAATGAGGAGACACTAAGTAATGATTGGGGGTATGAAGAAGATAAATATGAAAAAAAATACACAATAAAAAAAAGGTTTGGAGAATTAGATAAATTTATGAAAGAAAATAATATATCTTAAAAAGCTGTTAATATAATTATGAATTATTTAATAAAATGATAACTAATATAAATTTTTTTTACTTATTTTTTTTAGTTTCTTTTAAAATTGAATTATTTATTGCTATTAATAAATAATTTGGGTGGAGAGAAATGAAAAAAACGTTTTCTTCAGAAACCGTTGAAATAGCATGATGCTGAATAATGTTTTCTTCAATAATTATCTAATATATTCTATATTAAAAATAAAAAAATAAAAAAAATAAAAAATTATACTTTTATTTTTTATTTTGAATATTTTATTTATTTTACTTTGGTGCTTTGGTGCTTTGGTGGTCATGGACGCACCCACATTACTGTGAATACGTAAGCGATGATCAACATAAGGAAGGAGACGTATGTTGGGATTGGGTAGATAAACAGTCATATAAAAATTATATGAAAAAACATCGCAAAAAATAAAAAATATTTTAAATAATAATTGTCTATTTAGAAAATTATTATTGTAATTATTATTGTAATTATATATTTATATATATATATATAAATGACAACAACAAGGAAATTAAATAGACAACGTAAAAAATCCAAAACAAGAAAACGTCGAGTTATGAAGGGAGGGAGTATATATTACCGGCAGGCTTCTAGTTGGGGAAAGGGAAAGGATCTAGATGGCAAGAGAAATAGTTCCGGGTATGCTGATGTAAACAAATATTCGGCTATTTTTTTTAATAAAGTAATGCCATTGATATTCGACTTCACACCAAATAATTGTGATGATTTTGTCAATTTTTTTGTGGAAAATTACAATATCACTGAAACGCAAATTAAAGGAAATAAAGCTGATGGTTTGGCAAAGGCCAGTAGTAGAGAAAATATTGAAAACAAATGGAAACCTTTAATTAAAGAAAGAGTCGGTGAATATATAAAAGAAATAAAAGAGCAAAAAGATATCATTGAAGAATATAAGAAAACAATAAGGGATGTGAAAAATAGGATACAATACAAAACCGGGCTAACTGTAACAGAAGTGGGCGAATATCCAGATCGAAAATTAATTGAATTATATAATTCAGTTTATGAAGACAACGAAGGTGAAAAAATCGAATTTAGTGAATTATTCCAAAAAAGAGAAATAGCTATCAATATAATATTAGATAAATTAAATATTTTATTAATTTTGGATCAAAATATTAAAGAACAAATAGATTCTCGAACAAAAGCAATAGACCATTGGGATGGTGAAAATGATAGTCGGTCAGTTTCACAGGATGACCAAGCTAGAGCATCTATAATTAAATTACATCACGAAAATTATAGGAAAACCATTAAAACAATTGATGATGATATTTCTAGTAAAATTGGGAATGAGATGAGTTATATTATTGAACATATTTTTAAATATAATATACACGAATTCTGGAATACATTCAAAAATGATACGAAGAATTTAGAAATGATCAGAGTTGACGATGATGATGATGATGATGGTGATGATGGTAATGGTGATGGTGAAAATAATGCCTTACGAGATTATTATCTGTTTATACTCGAAAATAAAAAAATGAAAGATTTAAAAAGGGAACTGATGGAAATTATTAATAAAGAAGAAACTAAAGAAACTAAAGAAACTGAAGAAAAAATAAACCAAATTACGAATAATATTAATGAATCAATAAAATTATCGAAGGAATATTATAATAATTTTATAAAATATATTAATTTAAAAGATGAAGAAGAAAAAATACAATCGGTCGAAAGTATTTCAAATAATCGTAACGGATGGAATAATATAAAAAAAATGCTCGAAGCTGCATTTGTAAGAAATTTTGAAAATATTGTTTTAAATGAGTTGATGAAGTTTGATGAGACTGCCGGGCAAACAACAGTGGATTATCTTTACGAACAAAAACAACGTAAACTGAAATGCGAACAAGAACAAGAACAAAAACAAAAAAAAGAGAGGGAAGATGTCGAGAAGCTTAAAAATTTAAGAAAACGGGGAATAGATCCTAGACTCAAGATGATGACCGCGTTTGCTACAACAGCAGCAGTGGAGAAGGCACCGGCAGCAGAAGAAGAACCAGTAGCCAAGGGGGCTCCAGCAGCACCACCAGCACCATCCGCTCAACAACAGACGTGTCCACAGGGATGGGAAAAAGAGGTGGGGTTTGACGATATTTGTTTTAAATGGTATAACCATCCGAATGTTGCGGACAAAAAGCAAACACAAGCAGCGGAATTAATTAAAGAACATTTACATCAAAAATATAGCATAAATCCAAGTGATGTTATAATTACAACCGGACAGTTGCAATGTAAACTGGGTTTTAAGATCGGTATTAAAAATCTAAATTTTGATATACCAGAACTAAGTGAAAAATTTACAAAAATTTTAAATGAAAATAATATACCTGTATTAGAAAGACAGTGCCAAAAAAAAGATAACGGGTGTAAAACTTTGATAAACTTATTTTTCCCCCGTAAAGAAAACGACGAAGAATCTATTGGAAAATTGTTAAAGAAAATGGCGCCAAAGAAAAAATTTGAAAAAATCAGGATATTTTTAGAAAATCAAAATGTTGGAAAATGCAAATTGACCAAACACGAAATACATATTTTTTTTACAATCTTAGAACATTTAAATGAAATTTATAACCCGGGTGAAACGAAAAGTGAAAAAGGAACTGAACTTTTATCACATTTAAGTAGTGAAAATGAAAAAAATATTTTTTTAAAAGTTAAAGCAATTGTAGATTTTGTAAGTTATTATCCACAAGGTTTACAGGGTGGTAATAAGAAGCGTAAAATCAAAACAAAGAAACGAAAGATATTTCGCCAACGGAAGAAAAAACCCAAAACGAGAAAAATAGATAGATATAAGAAAACAATTAAAACTAAATAAATATTGAAGCTGATAAATATTGAAGATGATAAATTTATATTTAAAAATAATAAATATAAATTTAATTTTTTTTTTCATTTCTGTAATAAAAATAAGTTACATCGCATAATTTAAAATCAAAAACTTCTTGAAATGTGTCTTCAAACTTCCATGTATCATTTGAATTAATTTTATCTTTCCATTTAAACGGTAGTAAATAAGAAAAGCTCGCGCCATCAAAAGCATATTCTTTCTTATTTCCGGTGATATAACAAGAATAGTGATTTTGATTTTGAGATCTTATTATTGCGCTGTCTAATATATATTTTACTTTTTTACCTTTAATCGTATATGTATAATTTTTGTTTATATTTTGACTTCTGTTTCCTTTTTGGTTTAGATATAAAATATCGGGTATTTTTTTTATACATCCAAAGTACATGCCTGAAGTATCGTTTATGTATTTTATGTTTATTGAAATCATTTCTATTGGTTTGGTATTTAAATAATCCATGATATTTGAATAGAATCTCAAAGGATTTCCACTTTCTCCTTGTTCGTAATGATGTATTTTTTTTTGTTTCAACGCATCACCTATATACTGAATTAATATATTGGTATCCATTACTTCTCCAAATTTTGACGGGTCATTTTTCCCTACAAAGCTTGCTTCTATAAAAAAATTCAATAAAAATAAAGGAAGTTTCATAGATGGATCAATTAGTTCTTTATTAGGTAAAATTCCTGTAATCATAGATTTACGCAAATACCTGAAAAATTTCCGACCTTTATCGCTTATAAAAAAAACCATAAAAAATACATTAAACCAGCAATTTGAAAGCGATTGTTTTGGGGCTAAAATTAAGTCATAATTTATTTTTTTTGCTTTAACATTTAAATTTTTCAACATTAATTGTTTTATTTCAGGAGAATCATCATATACACTTTTACATTCATATCCATTTTTAGTTTTGACATTTATTTCACCCATCGGACATGTAAATATATTTGCTTCAGGTGTTAAAGATTTTAAAGTTTCCAATTCTTTATTTACAGATGGACTAAATGAATTGGTTATTGATTTAGTTAACGATGTTAGGTTTTTTTTACTCGGTATTGTTTCGGACGGTTTTTCTAAGGATTCTCTTATTTGTTTATTTAATTCAGGTGTTTTACTTTTTAATATAATTGTTTTTTTTGAAATTATTTTTTTCATTTTACTTTTTAAAAATTTCGTTTTTCTTTCTTTCTTTTTTTTTTCACACTTATTTGTTTTTTTA